ATGCTGCCAGATGTGCTGAAAAACAATGTGAGGCTGCCTGTCGTGGCATCGCCGCTGTTCATTATTTCGCACCCGCAGTTGACGCTGGCGCAATGCAAGGCCGGTGTCATTGGCGCGTTTCCTGCTTTGAATGCCCGCCCGGAAAGCCAGCTGGATGAGTGGCTGGCCCAGCTGACAGAAGAACTTGCAACACATAATGCGGCGCATCCCGAACGGCCGGCCGCGCCATTTGCCGTGAATCAGATTGTGCATACCTCCAACAAGCGCCTTGAGCATGATCTTATGCTTTGCGTGAAATATCAGGTGCCGGTGGTGATTTCTTCACTGGGCGCGGTTCCAGAGGTTAATGCCGCCATTCATTCTTATGGTGGCATTGTCCTGCATGACATTATCAACAATCGCCACGCGCAGTCTGCCATTCGCAAGGGCGCGGACGGCTTGATTGCCGTGGCAACCGGCGCTGGCGGCCACGCCGGCACATTGTCGCCTTTTGCGCTGGTTCAAGAAATACGCAGCTGGTTTGATGGCCCACTATTGCTGGCCGGTGCGATTGCCACAGGCGGCGGAATTTTGGCAGCGCAGGCCATGGGCGCAGATATGGCCTATATCGGCACGCCATTCATCGCCACAGAAGAGGCCCGCGCCACAGACGCTTACAAGCAGGCGCTGGTCGAGGCGCGTGCCGGTGATATTGTCTACTCGAACTATTTTACCGGCATTCACGGTAACTATCTGAAATCGTCGATCACGGCAGCCGGGCTTGATCCAGACAATCTGCCTTCCGCCGATCCCTCCAAGATGGATTTCGGCGCTGCCGTCACCGGCGCCAAGGCTTGGAAAGACATTTGGGGTGCTGGGCAAGGCGTTGGTTCCATTGATGGTGTGGGCAGTGTTGCTGCGCTTGTTGACCGGCTGGAGGCTGAATACCACGAGGCACGTCAGCGCCTGGTACTATGAAATCTTGCCGCTTCGACGGGGTTTATGGTGCTCGAAAAATGCACTCGGAATGTGCCGCCAACATTGACGGCGGCATGCTCCCGACTGGCAAATTTGACGTTGCGCAAACGGGGCTTTGCGGCGCTCAAATTGGCGGTGTCATGGCAATGGAAAATTGACCTGCGGTTATTTCAGCACTTGAAATTCACTGTCATTATCTGTATCAGCCCCCGCATGATGTTTATCCGTTCACGGATAACGAAAGTGCCGCTTTAGCTCAGTTGGTAGAGCACGTCATTCGTAATGACGGGGTCACGTGTTCGAGTCACGTAAGCGGCACCATTTCTCCCTGATATCAAAAACTGAATGTCTGCAGTCGCGAGTTTTGCTGCGCTTTTCATTTGCGTTCATGGCGCATGGTAGCGCTGAATATGGCGAAGAGCTCAGAGCAAATGATCGGACAATCAGCAGGCTGTTGCTGTGGCACATCAATCTGAAAGTCTTTGAGAAAAGAAGTGGTGCCCGAACGCGGATTTGAACCACGGACACGCGGATTTTCAATCCAAAGCTGTTGAGCCAGAAACAGCACCTTATCCTAAAAATTCTGTCAAACTCGACACCCTAATTCAATCACTTAGCGTCGATTTGTCAAACTCAATCGACGCCCTCCAGCCACGTGTTCGCGAGGCCGCGCTGTGGCTTTATCTGAACCGATCCGAGGTGCCTGGAAACGTCCTGGTGGCGCTTCGCCGGAAGTTTGCGCTTACGATTATGGAAGCGACGGACGCTGCCAACGCGGCGCATAAGCTGATCTATCGATGAGAGAACAGCCGGATCTTCCCGGCAAGAACGACTTTGCTATGGCCTTCAAAGCTATCGCTTTGGCTCGCGGTTTGTCGGGTGATGCGAAGACCGTAGGCGCAGTCCTGCTTGCTCATTTCAATGCCAAAACTGGCCAATGTGATCCCGGTACGGATCGCATTGCAGCGAAGGCTGGCATCAGTACACGCAATGTTGTGAAGGCCACCAACGCACTCCATGAGAGCGGATTGGTTGTAAAAACGCGGCATGGTGGGAACGGTTTTCGAAGCAGCTATCAACCCAATTGGGGAAAGCTGAGAGAGGTTGTTGAGGCCTTCGAACAGCCTGACGGAGCCGCAGAGATAGTGAACAAACGTGCATCTACTAAGTGCACAAACGTTCACTTAGACAGTGAACAAACGTTCACCCTAACTCATATAAGGAACTCACCTAAGAAACTCACTGATACCGACGGAGCAAGTGGAGGGGATGGCGATCCACTATCGCCAAGACCTGTTAGGACGGTGTCTGCGGAGAGGGTGCAAGGGCTTCTGAAAGAGAGCCTGAGGCATCCGGCAGTGAGTAAGCGACAACCACCTTCGGTTGTAGGGGCAGAAGAAGCTGCGAGGGTTCGGGTCGAGCGGGATATCGCGTCCCTTGGTGCCACGATGCGGTCAGTCATCGATCAGAGGATGACCGCAGATATCCAGCGTGAGGCGATCATTGCCGAACTCAAGCGCCAAGGCGCAGGCTTGCCCGTCGTCATGGAGCGTGTCTCCCAAATGTCCAGCAGCGCCGCGCGGTCACCCCCCTAATGGGTCCTTCCCCGATACCCCCGCCATGCGGGGCGGGGCGACCCCGAAAGTTCGCTAGTTACCACTCCCCAAACTCGACTTGACCACCTTGACAGATTGACAATTGCCTTGACTGAACAGGAGCTTAGCAAAAATGTATGATGAAGACGGTGCCCTCTGGATCTCGATCAAGGATCTTGCCGAACGCAAGGGCGTATCGAAGCAGGCGATATCGCAACGGGTGCAAAAACTCGAAGCTGCTGGCCTGATCGTGGTTCGCCAAAACGGAAAATTTCGCGAGGTTGATCTCGTTTCCTATGACCGCGCGGTTGGGGAAACAGGAAACGTGTTCCGAGAACAAACGGCTGAAACCAAGGCTGACCTCGCCAGCGGTGTTGGTAGCAAAAAACTGCGGGATGCTCAGGCAGACAGGGCTGGTTACGAGGCGCGACTGAAGGAACTCGACCTGGCTGAACGTCTCGGAAATCTGGTTCCGATCCGTGGTGAGCACGGTCTTGAGGCCGCACTGCTGAAAATTTCCGGGGAGCTTATCCGGGAGTTGGGTTCGCAAATGAATTGGATGCCCGACATCATGGAAGCCAGTGGCAAGGGCGAGGCGGCTTTGCGCCGAGTGTTGCGAGAAAAAATAACCGAACTCAGAACACGTGTTGCCACGCGCCTCAACGATCTTGCCGCCTCGGTTGGCGACGGTCCGTTCGATGTGGAGATACGTGATCCAGATTAGGAGATTTTAGTTTTTTTCGAAACCAAGTTGACAGCTGAAAAAACTTCTGCCTATTTTAGTTTCAATCAAAACCAAGAGGTTGGTAGTTACCATGAAGTTCAAATCTTTTTATCTTGCAGGCGCGACCGCGACTGTCCTTGGAGTGGCACCTGCGACCCTGCGCCAGTGGCGGGACAGGGATATTTGCCATTTGGGTTCGATCGAAGAGGGCGCTGAAGACAATCCTCGTTCCCGCCGCAGGTACTCGCTGGTCGACATCTGCAAAATGTCGATTGCCCTGGCGATGGTGAAAAACGGGTTTTCGCACGAAGAAGCCTTCAACCGCGTAACCAATGTTCCGAGCATCCACACTGCTGTCGCTGCAACTGTCCTCGAAACAGGCGGTGATGACGTAATTCTCACGACGCTTATCACGTCATTCGGAGAGCTTACCGTCTGGGCGAATTCAGTGACTCTGCCGCTTCAAGAATGGAAGGCGAATATCGCTGGCGCGTTCCATGCCGTCGATCCGATTGACACGGCTGACGTGGAATGTGTCTCCGCAATTAACGTGAGTGCGATTGCACGAAACGCGTTGAAGCGATTGGCAACCCTGGTCGACGGCGAGGAATAAACCCATGTCGCGCGCCGCAGTTCGCAAGCAAACAAATTCCTCATCCAAGGTCCGCGACAACGTTTTTACGCCAAGCTCGCTGGATGAGGAAAAACGGGTGATCGAAGTTGTGGCAGCAACTGAAACGCCAGTGGGGCGGGGCGTCTACAAAGAAGTTCTTCTCTGCACGAAGAAGGCAATCGATGCCACTCGATTGATTGGCCTGCCCGTCATCGACAGTCACGATCGTTCCAGTGTTCTGGCCGTTCTTGGTCAGGTCACGGCATACAAGATCGAAAATCGGCAGCTCATCGCAACCATCAAATTTGCCGATAGTGAGCGTGGGCGGCAAGCATTCGACCTGGTGAAGAGCGGAATGCTGAACAAAGTATCGGTCGGCTACGTCATTCGAGAATTTGAAGAAACGGACGTGCGGAAAGGCGCAGTGCTGACGGCGACCGCTTGGCAACCTTATGAACTTTCGCTGGTGAGTGTGCCAGCAGATCACAACGCTACTGTTAGAGGAGCCTCCAATATGGGCCGCAGAACAAAGCCAAATGCAAATCCGGACATCGAAATGGATGACGAAGAAGAACTTGATAATCGTAATGGCGGCGATGAAACCAGAGCCGCTCGCTTTAACGACCAGCTCGATGACCTCGTTCGATCTGCCGTCAAAGCGGGTTTAAGCGCCACCACCGTCCGCGCGGAACTCGATGGCATACGGTCAATGAGTGGTGCGCGCGATGTTGTGTTTGATCTCCTGGCGGACCAAAGCAGCAGGATACAGACAAGAAGTTTTAGCGGTGGCCGCTCTGAGCCGGACATTGCAGCCAACGACCGGGTCGTTGACGCGATTGCCGTGAGGCTTGGAGCGCCTTCAACAGATCAGAGCAACCCTTTACGCAGCCGTTCTTTGATCGAAATCGGACGTAACCACCTCGAAGGAGCTGGTTACTCTATCAGCGGACTATCTGATAATGCCATTGCTGACGCGATGATGGGTGATTATCGATCGCTCGGACTGGGAACTCGTAGTCTCGGCGGCGGGATGCACACAACGAGCGATTTCAGCTTTCTAATGGATATGGGTGCTGGCCGCGCGCTTGAAGCTCGTTACAACTCCACACCGACACCGCTCAAAATTCTGGCTGCTCGTCGTGATCAGCCGGACTTTCGGAAACGTTCCTTCATTCGACCCGGTGAAGCTCCGCCGCTGCTGAAGGTGCAGGAAGACGGGGAAATCAAGTTCGGAACGTTCGGCGAAGCTCGCACGGAAATCAAACTGGAAAGCTACGCCCGCGCGTTCTCCGTCACGCGGCAGGCACTTATCAATGATGACCTGGGCGTGTTTGCAGACTTCATTCGAGACTTCTCAGACAATGTGGTCGACAATGAAGGGAATATCCTTTTCGATCTCTTGTCTCAGAATAACTTCGGCGGAACGAAGCTGCTTGACGGGAAAAACCTCTTCCATGCTGACCGTAGCAATCTCGCAGCGCTTGGAGGAAGGATTGATGTGGGTAGCGTATCAGATGCCCGCGTTGCAATGAGGATGCAGAAAAACGTCAACGGGACTGGCACGGCTGGCGTTGTTCCTGCGGTTTTGCTGGTAGGCCCTCGTCTGGAAACCGAAGCAGAGAAATTCGTCGCGCAAATCAACGCTACCGCGATATCTGACGTGAACCCGTTCAGTGGCAAACTACGAGTAATGGTCGAAAACCGTTACGATGGCCCCGGATGGTGGATGCTCGGCGATCCGGTAAGCCGTCCCGCTTTGATGTACGGTCACCTTCAAGGCCTCGAAGGTCCGCAGCTTAGAAGCGAAGAGCCGTTCGGGCGTCAGGGCCGCGCATATTCGGTTGAACATGATTTCGGTGCTGGCGTTCTGGACCCGCGTGCGATCTACTTCAACCCGGGCCAATAATCTCAATCCAGCGCGCGGCTGTAGGCGCGCAGGGTCCTGATGGTCGGGATATCTCCTGACCTCAGTTGAGCAGATCCCCGTTTTTCCTGTCGGGGATCTGCATCAATTTCCGCCTCACGTAACGACCGAGGCTCAATCTCCCACAATTCGCCGAGAGGCTCGACATGCAAACGACCGTCAAACTCAGCCGCACATATCATGCTGGTGTAGAAAACAAGGCTTTCGACACAATCACGCTACGTGAGCCAACCTTTGCCGACACCCACATGTCCGGCCTCGGTAAACCGCAGGAATTTCAGCCGGGACCGCGCGGCACAAACATGCTTGTCAGCTATCCCGATGTTGTGGATGCTTATGCTCAACGCCTGATTGTTGAGCCTGGTTACGAGTATATTAGCAGAATATCCGCCCTCGACGCACTGGCTCTTGAGCGAGCAATCTGCAGTTTTTTTCTGCATACGGAGCAGTCGGGGACGCCGCCGACTGGTTCGTCTTCAAACTCGGTTTCAGCAGCAACGACATCGAACGAATGACGGCTAGCCAAATCATTGGTTGGGCTGATCGCTACATTTCGTTTCAAGGAAAGGTGAAATCCTGATGCGTGAAATCGAAGCCAGGCTGAAGATATCGGGCCAAGACCGCACCGGGCGGATGTTCACTACGCTTTCCAACAAGATGGACCACGTAAATAGACGTGCTGTCGCATTCAATCAGCGGCAAACCGCCATGGCGCGAACGACAATGGCGGTCATGGCCTCCATGGCGCGTTACGCTGGCCCCGCTGCATTAGCCGGCGCAGCGATCTACTCGACGAAAGCGGCTGGCGATTTCGAGCAGGCACTGTTCAACATCGAGAAAAAATCCGGCGCGTCTCGCGAGGAAATGTCTCGGTTGCGCGGCGAGATCATGTCGCTGGCAAAGGAAATGCCAGTTTCGATTGATGAGATCGCCAGCGCCTTCGAGCGTGGTGCTGCAGCAGGTATTCCGATTGACGAGCTGCGCGAATTCTCAAAGCTGACGGCGGGTGTGGCGGACGCATGGGACACGACATCTGAACATGTCGGCAATGTCTTTGCAGGCTTCACCGCTGGCCTCGGCATGGCGCGCAAGGATCTCACGTCATTTGCCTCGTTGATCAATGACCTGGCTGACAGCGGCATTGCCGACGAAACTGACATTGCCGACTTCATTGACCGTGCTGGCGCTTCGCTGAAAAACTTCGGCATGACACCGGAGGAAATCGCGGCCTATGGCGCTGCGCTGCTGAATCTGAAAATGCCTGCGGAAGTTGGCGCCCGTGCCATGGATACGCTCACAGGCAAGTTGCTGGCGCCGGAAAACCTGTCTCCGAAATCGTCACGAGCGCTGGTCGAGATCGTTGGCAGTATGAAAGAGTTCACGAAACTGACAGGCAACCAGCGCCTGCTGTTCTTCCTCAACCGCGTGTCCGGCTTGAACAATCAGAAACGCGCTGGCCTCCTCGGCGCATTGCTGGGTGAGGGCTTCGACGATGAAACCATGCGCCTGGTCGCTGGTTTGCCAGAGTTGATGCGCAATCTCGCGATGGCTTCGAAGCATGTCGAAAACCCGTCTAACTCTATCGTCGAAACCCAAAACAAGCGGCTCAAGCTTTTCAACTCTCAACTGAAGATCCTTCAGGAGAACCTAAAAGGTATCGGGATTGAGATGGGCGAAAACCTCGTGTTGCCCTGGCTGAACGAGGCCATGAAGCAGGTGAATGAAGCCCTTGCTGACATGGACAAGCGAAAGAAAGCCATCGAAGGCCAAAGCAGTGAACATGTAAAACAGGATCAGGATCGGTTTATCGCCGACTACCGAAAGGACAATCCAAGCGTTTACGGTTCTGACGATCTCGACAAGGCAAACGCTCAAAAGGCTTACAGGGAAGCCCTGAAGCAGGTGGGTGAAGGCAAACTGGTTGACGTGCATGAATACAACTTCAGGCAACGGGAAACCAAGGCATACAATGCACGCGTCTCGGCTGCTGCGGATCAATACCAATTGTATGGTCAGGGCCGCGCAGGCGTTAACAACGTTCCTGAGTTTCCCGGCCGTGGCACAGGCCTGCCGCCCATCCCAATGCCTCGACCAAGCGTGTCGCCAGAGCAGTATCGCAATATGCGCGAGCAATACGAGCTGTATGGTGAGGGCCGGGAGAACATCGGCAACACCAATGCCACGTCACGCGCACTGAATGGCTCACTGTCCCGCGAAGAGCGCCGCCAGCGCCTACGTGATGCGGATCCAGCGTCCCTCGGCATGGATGGCATGGGTGGTGTCTTGATCGAAAGCAGCCGCCAGATTGAAACCAGCGGTGAAGCGGCTGGGCGCGCGATCGAGCAGGGCGGCAAGGATGGTGCGAATGCACTTTCCTCGGTTGCTGATGATCTCCGGCGCGCGGGGGCTGAGGTTGCTACCATGATATCCAAGGCGTTGCGCACGGCTCCTGCTGGAGCAGGTAGGATGGGTGTTAATGCGGATCTGGGTCGCTCTATGCCGCCAGGTGCAAACGGTCCTGCTGATCGCGGTTGGGGCGGCGGGGGTGGCTACTGAGATCGTCGGTTTTCGATGCAAGAAAGCCTAACGTGGCGGGTTAGAAACATTCGTGGTCGGCATTGAATAGCTGACCACGTATTCTAAAATTAACTGCAGCGTGAAATACAAAATTGATATAGTCCCGGCAAAAAGAAGAATTGCTACGACTACATTCACCCATGTGGGGAATATTCGTTGCGGGCCCATTTCTACATTCTTGCCCGTCCCGCCGTGCCACCTGACACCTACCACCATTGGAAGATCATTGATTGTGTCGATCATCGATACTGTGAAAGACTCGCCACGATTAAGTGAGGGTATCTTCAAGACAAATCGCTTGTCAGGGGTGTAGTCGCCGTCCCAGTTACGCGGATCCCAGATTTCGAAATGCTGAGGTTTCCAGTTGAGAATGATCTCAATACTCTGAATTGCCGATCGGCCAGTATTTTGAAACCAGATTTGTTGAGTGACGACCGGGAACGTATCACCTTTTTCCAGATTCGGCATTCGGTAGCGATGTTGGTGGGATACACCCCAGATCAATTTGCCCTTGGGGGTAAATAGACGCGCGGCCATCGCTGTAATCGCGGCTATAATGAGAGCCTGCCCTACGCTGGAACTCGCAAACGCTACAACAAAATCGATCATTTCGGTCAGCTTTCAAGAGACGGAAGATCAACTAATGGATGATTTTCGTCTTGGTCGCAACTTCTCAGTTCGCCAACTTGGCGAAACGGGGTGCTGGGAAATTCCCGACCAGTTTTGAGGGTTCGCCAAGTTGGCGGACCCTTTTTCAGTTGCTGATCATTTCACTCTGTCGATAGCCTTTTGCAGTCGCTCGGCACGTGAGGCCATCTTTTCACGTTCCTGCTCGACCCTATCAAATATCGGCCACAGGCACTCGCCTTCATCTCCCATGAGAATGATCATCTTGGCGAGTTTAGCGAGCGCTCGGTCAACTCTTTCGAGGGTGAGTTTCTCGCTGCGCGCCATTGACGCTCTTACTTTTTCGGAGCGATAGGCTCGCGAGGCACGTCCATATTGGTGTCTGCGATCGTGATCAGTTCCCTTGCAAGGTCAGAGATATGGGGTGGCACGTTTCTCTCCTCTGAGATGACCTGCTTGCAGAACGTCTTGAAAATCGCCGTGAAGCTGTTTTTGCTTTTTACTTGAGACTGAGCGATCAATCGCCATTCTTCCGAACGTCTATTCGCGTCCTTAATGTCGTGTTCTTGCTGAATGATCACTGACTGCACGGTTTTCGTGTCATGTTGGGCGATCATCCCTAACTCAATAAGAGCGATTATTTCGCTATTCATAGACCGACCATTTTCGTCGGCGCGCTTTTTCAAAAGCTGCCTCATCCCCTCTGGCAAGCGAAGCGGAAATTGATCTGACGTACGGCTCACTTTTTGATCTGCCACGCTATAAATCCTCTTTTGTATATCACTGTAATTTATTTCGTTGACAGTCAATTAAATCACGGTAATTTATATCACGGTGATTTAAGGAGTTGTTAAGATGAGAACTGGCCGCGAAAGCGACAAATTCCCGTTGCGTCTGCCTGACGGCATGCGTGATCAAATCAAAGATGAGGCGGATCGTAACAATCGGTCGATGAACGCCGAAATAGTTTTCCAGCTGAACCGCGCCTATGCGCCGTCCCAAACGCAAAAAGCCGACGCAGTGGCCTAGAGAACCAGCGTCGGCTTTTCTAACCTCTAGAAAAGGTCTTGAAAATGAAACGTACAACACAAACTACCGGAAACGCAAGTGCGGCAGGTGCTGAACAGATGTACGATCTGGCGGATAAACTCAGCGGATTATGCCACGATCTAAGCTGCTTAGCGTATCTTTTGGATCATGAAATCGACGACGTGCTGAACCCCGGCGTGCATCCGGATGGCAAAGATGGCGGCTACAAGTCATTCTACTACATTCCGCCTTCAACCAAGCAGGGAATTAATTTCCTGGTCACAAAAGTTGGAAGCGCGATCAACGATATTGATGGTTTATCGAATGAACTGGTCGGCAAGGCGACGGAGCATAGACAAATGCTCACAGGCACTCCTCATATGGGAGAAGCATGATGTCGGTCGAAAGCAACACTGAATTTATGAAGCATTACCGCACAGCGGATCCCTTTATCCAAATCGCTGATGAGATTGATCAGGCCGTCGCGTCACTTCGGGTCGTCTGGTTGGCGCTGCAGAGCAAAGAGTGGCTGGACAACAATCATATTGGCTACTGCGCGGACTGCCTTGATCGTGCGGTAGTCGCACTTGAGGTCCCGCGCGCTGTTGCAGCAGAAATGGCCAAGGGGATTGTTGAGACCGCCCTTGGGACCGAAGTGGGGGTGTCATGATCATGGAGGATACGCAAATCAATGACGCTTTCGTTTGGAAGGGCGTAGCCCTCGGACGCATCCGAGAAATGCTTATCTTCATCGCCAAGGTTGTCGACATGAAGGGTCCAATAGCGCAGCCCTTGCTCGACCGGATCGAAAGTGAGTACCTGGCCGCAATTGAGGCGCAGCGCCAGCCAAGCCAATCCGAACGGATCCGCGCGTTGATAGAGAGGGCTGTGTGATGGCTGATGCGATGCTGAACATACGCGTTGTGAAACCTCGCATGCTCACGCCAAAGATGGCGGCTGAGTATGTCGGCATTTCCCAGAAGCGCTTTCCTGTGACTTGCCCGGTTGCGCCGATCGCAATGCCTGGTGACGTTAAGCTCTACGATGTCCACGACCTGGATAAGTGGATTGACGATCTTAAGGGCGGGCAGGTTGCCGCCGACGACGATATTATCGGCAGGCTGGGGAACCGGCCATGACTAAAGATCGCGAGAAACGCGTAAACAAGTACTATGGCTGGAAGATATGGCAGGATAAAAAGCCGCCGTTCAAGTGGCGCGCATACCATCGAGCAAGCCGTCACCCGATCGATACTGCGAAGTTTGAGCTTTACAGTGTCGCTTTCGATGTGGAGGTCAATCGCATAAATGGCCTTTACCTGGTGAAGGCTGCCAAGCCGGGAACGCTTGGCATGCTGATCAAGAAGTACCGTGCTAGCCCGAAATTCCAGAAGCGTGCGCCCCGTACCCAATCCGATTATCAAAGGGTTTTCGATTGGCTGAGGCCCATTGAAGACACTCAACTGGAATGGTTTACACGTGGCCGAGTCGCGAAGATCCGCGATGAGGCAGAACAGCAGCACAAATTCCGGTTTGCGAATTACGTTCGCTCTGTGCTCTCCGTGATTTTCTCATGGGGCATGGAATACGAGTACGTGAAGGAAAATCCTGTTGAGCATGTCAGCCTTGCTGAACGCCCGAAGAATCTGCCTGACGCTAACCGGCCATGGACGGACGCAGAGCGCGAAGCGGTTCTAGCTGCCCTGCCGCCTCACATGCTGCTGCCGTTCACGCTCATGACGTTCTACGGCCTCGACCCGCAAGACGCCCTTGGTTTGCCGCGCACGGCGATTTCTGAGGCCGGGATTGATACGCGCCGCAACAAGACAGGCCAGCCGATTTATCTGCCGTTGTTTGCGCCGGTGAGAGAAGCAATGGCCGCTGCGCCGGTTCACAGCGCGATAACGCTCTGCGCAAACAGCAAGGGCCAGCCGTGGACCTATAACGGTTTTAGCACCAACTGGGACAAGCTCAAGAAGAAGCTGGAGACGGCGGGCGTCATTCAGCCTGGCTTAACGCTCAAGGGCCTGCGGCACACCGTTGGCACCATCCTCGCAGAAATGGGCAGGGACAACGCGACGATCGCGCTGGTCCTCGGCCACGCCACGGAAGCTATGGCAAAACACTATTCCCGCCGCGCTGATCGATCCAAGCAAGCACAGAGTGTTGCGGTGGATTTTGAGGCGGAAGTGAACAAACGAAAAACCAAAGTTGTCAAACTCTAG